TTGCGTTCAATTGAATCTAAAATTACAGAACTGGATTTACAAATTGACTCATTTATGTTGTATTGTGATGCGAAACATCTGTCATTAAAAACTATGAAATCATATGATCAAACATTAAAACTTTTCAGAAATTTTTTAGTACAAGAATTAAATATTGATGATGCTGCAAATGTTAAACCTTCTCATATTCGTCAATATATCAAGTATTTGAGAGATAGAGGGAAATACACTGTTACAGCTTCGGACAAGGCTTTAAACATTAACTACCCAGAACGTAGAGAAGATTATAAAAAGCCAATTAGCGACACTACAATAGCTAATTACACACGAAATATTAAGGTATTCTTCAATTTCTTACTAAAAGAACGTGAAATTAAGGATAATCCAATGGAAAATATTGAGCGTATTAAACCGAAGCGTAAGAAGAAAAAGCTGTTAACTGAATCAGAATTGAAACTTTTCTTCAACTCGTTCAATTTAACAATTTTTCATGAATATAGAACATGGCTCCAACTCAGATTGATCCTAGAAACTGGTTGTCGGGCATCTGAATGTTGTTCTCTTATGCCAGAGGATATTGATTTCAAAACTAAAAGTATCCTTGTTAAGAACACTAAAAATGGTCATGAGCGATATGTTTATTTCGGTCACAAAATGTCAATTGAATTGAAACGTTGGATGCAATATAGAGACAGGTTTTCTGATAGTCCTTATCTTTTTCCAACTACACGAGGGACAAGACTAGATGTAACAAACTTTGAAGCAACTGTTAGAAGAAAAGGAAGAAGTGTTGATTTAGAGGTTCATCCTCATTTACTTAGAAATAACTTTGCGAAGTATTATCTATTGAATTTTGGCGATTTTGCTACATTATCAAGAATTTTAGGTCATTCAGACATTAATACAACTATGAAGGCTTATCTAGACTTTTCGGATAGAGAAATTGGAAGAAAGTATCAGAAACACTCACCACTAAACAATTTAGACATTTAAAAACAAAAAAGAATCACTGCTACCAACAGTGATCCACAATTAAATATGACTACACTAAAAATGCCTGCCAGCATAAGTGTATTTAAATCTATTTTAAAGCCTTTTTCAAAAAATAGCAAGTAGAAGGCTTATTTAAGTACGCTTAAATTTAGTGTTTGTCCGTCTAGGTTGCCCACTAACTGGACGTTAATCAAAACTGGTCAGTGCAGTCCGTCACAACGCAAACTACGGAATATATCCCTGTCAAACTCTTTGCTTGTTTAGAGTGGGATGAAATGGTGAGAGCTACCATTAAAGGCTAGGAGGTTTACTGGAGTGTCAAGGCACTGGTAAACATACTCATGCGATTAAATGACTATCGCACACGTAGGACAGTAATTACGTGAGAGTATGTGGAATGAAAATTCCCTACTAAACAAGACGACTAGAAACATCAGACACGACATGACGGTGTATAGTTCGGGTAGTTACTTATTGTCTATTACTCTTTTTTGAGTTTTAGATAGTAGGTAACTACTTTGCGCCTATTTCATAGAGCAGCGTTCATTCTGGTGTAAGAGGTTGTATATGTCAAGACTTATTTGAACAGTTTTGAATTATTTTTAAAAATTTTAAACTGGATACATAATAATACAAAAGAGTTTTAAATAATTCAAAATAATTTTAAACATAAAAAGAAGCGTAGCCATATTAGGTTACGCTTTTAATATTGCCTAAATACGATCACCATCTGATAATACAAACTCTATTTTAAGTTCAACTTCCAATATTTCAGAAATTAATCTTAATTCATTTTCACTAAAGTTATTTCTAGTCATCTTATTATGTAAATTTTGTCTAGTTGAATTCATCTTTTTAGCTAAATCGGATAATGTCATATTCTTACGTCCAAGTATTAATTTAATCTTCTCAGCAGTAGTTAATTGCATTTTATCACCTCACTAATATTATATGCAAAAGTGTACATGTAAACAACAATTTGAAAAAGTAAATTAAAAAGTTTACAAAAAGTGTTTACAGAGTAAATTTTAAAGTGTACAATGTAAATAGTTAAGCAAGAGGAGGTAAAAGAATGAAGGTGATATTTAAAATAATTAATAATTACTTTTTAGGTGAAGATTCACATTGGACAGATATGTCATTGTTATACGGTTTTTATTTAACAATAAGCTTTATTTTACTAATTACAATGTTGGGGGTTTCCATATGATTTATACTAAATTTGAAAATAATGAATTTTTCGAAAATGATCAATTCAACTATGATGCACTTGAGCAAATCACAAATTCTGAAGTAACAGAAAAGGTAAAAGAACTATTAATTTCACCAGTGACAAAAATTAGTGTTGAAGAGAGTCAATTAAAAATGGTGCACATTGGAATTTGTTCAACAATGTTCGATGTTATTTATATTTTGTTTGATAGTCATTACAATTCTTTTCAGTTTAATTTTGTACCAGCGTTTATTCTTTCTCACCAATTAGAATTAAAAATTACACCAAATTGGTAGTTCACATGGAGTAGGTTCCTATCAAATCCATAAACCAGATGGAGCTGACCTACCTCTAATAGTATGTGACCAGATGTAGCTACCATCAATAAAAAGGCTTTATATCAAGGTTTTTAAAGGTTAACGTAACAAGTTCTACTAAATTTTTTTAGTAAAAATTATGTGATAATTTAAAAAAGTTGAAATTCTGTTTGTGGTAAATGAAATCACATTGATACAATCCTTAGTACGCTCTAATGTTTACCATTTTTTTGACTTAGGTACAGTTAATAGTAGCAATATTAATTCAGTAATTCCTGTTACACATGTAGCAGTTTTTATAGATAAAAATACAAAAACAATTGGAGGAAATGAAATGAAAAAAACTTTTGAAGTATCGGTAGGAATCGGATTAGCAGCAAAGGGGAACTATCCACTAGTTAAACATCCTGAGTTAAACAGTTGGGTTGGCATCAATAATAAAAGTCTACTAGTAGATGAATTAAATCAATCACTTTTCACAGCACCATTTGATTTAGAAGATGGTGATATGACAATCTTAGATTCCACATTTGGGGAGAATGTTCTTTCAATTAACACAAAATCAAACGAACAATTACCACTTAAAGTTGTTTATGCAAGTATCTTCACAATGGAAACAGATACGGATCAAACTGCATTAATTTCATTAACAACACTATTAGATGTTGAAGCAAATGATGAAGATGAAGCATATGAAATTGTTACTAAATTAATCAACAATGATAATGCTTCAATTGAAAAAGTTACGTTTAAAGATGAAATTGAAGATGAAGTTTATACTGCTCAAGTGCTTTCTATTAATTTAGAAGTTGATGCTGAGTACATTCGAGAAGCTGAGGAAGAGTTAGTTGCTTAAACTTTACATGAACTATTTGAACTGCAACTGTACAAAAGAATTATCGGACAAGCTACAACTCATCATGAATGAACTGGTGAGAGAATATAAAAATTTTATTTAAAAGGGGAAATGAATTAATGACAAATCAAGTAGAAGAAAAAGTAATTGCAAGTGTAATTATGAATGATGGTACAACTCAACTATATTATAATGATCAACCTCTAATTGCTTACTGGATTGCTGAGGGTATAAAAGAAGCATTAGAAGAAGGGACATCAATTATTGAAGCTGGTGAATATAAAATTGAGGTTAACTTAGTTTGGGCAGTAAAGGATTGGATTAACAGAAAGTTAATTGTTATTAATGAAAATAATGCTCCTGTCTCTATAGAAGAAAAGATACCTCATATGAGTGTTAGGGAATTATGCAGCACAATGAGAGATACATTTGAATGGTTAAGTAATGAGGAAGATGAAGAAGAACGAGATAGCTTAATTCAATTACAGGATAAATTGATTAATAGAATCGAAGAACTACACGAAGAATTAATAATTAATGTGGGTAATATCCCAATCCCTCCACTTCGTTCAAGAGGTTGAATAATTAATCAAATAAAAAAGAAGCTACTCAATTTAGAGTGGCTTCTATTAGTCTATATTAAAATGTTCACATAATTGTCACAAATAAAACACGAAATACACTTGCTATTAATCCAGCAAATGTTGTATACTAATTATGGACTCTATCTACTTTTAGATAGATTTTATTCAGGATATCATGTAGATAATTTATTACATGTTTATCTTATCATCTTGAAAGGGGTGTTGCAAGTGTAATTTAATATTTTTTTAGATTTTAAGTTAAAAATTTAATCAAATTAGAAAGGGGATTTTAAATGGATAACAGTAATTTCTTTTTCTGCTACAACAAACAATTATTTTCATACTTGCATGATATTAAAGGGATCAATTACATAACAGTTGCTAAGAATCCAACTACTGATAAGACTTTTTCAATGTTCTATAAATCAGAATCCTTACAAAATGCTTTAGATGAATATAACTCAAAACAATAATCGTGATATTTCTACTGAATGGGTACGGTCATTTTGCAAAAAGTGTGATATTTCTACCTAAAGTGTATTAGTTTTGACTACAAAAATCGTGATATTTTCAGCAAATAAGGGATATACCAAGCGTTTTTAAAAGTTGCTTATAAACCTAATAGTATCAATGGTTTGTGGATTTTTGAGTAAAAAGTGCCTGTGATATTTTGGGGTAATGGGTACACCTTTTCAATACAAGAACTATGATTTATTGAGCAAATAAGGGACATAATCATTAAGGTAATAATATTAGAATCAATAAGGTGATATCTCGTAATTCACAAAACAAGTTTGCGAATTACTAAAATTTGAATCTCATCATTTAATCATGGAGGTAATCAATTTTGAATTACACATTAGACTCGATAAAAATTAATAGTAAGTGGTTTGATGAATTGGATAGAAAGCAAAATGTTTATCAGAAGATAACGTATAAGGGTTTAAATCTATATTTTCAATTGTACAAGTTTAGATTACATGGTCAGGAAAATGAACATACGTTTATGACTTCCATCTCAATGTTACGAAAGGAAACAAAATATACATCTACTGAAATATTTGATTTGTTGAAGAAATTGAAAGCTGCAAAGGTTATTAAAGTAGAAAATGTATCACGTTGGGAATACCTTTTAGATGATAAAGGGGAATTGAAAGATAAGGATATCTTACATATCACAGCAGTTAATCCTTTTCCGATTGGTAAGTTTGAAAGAGAAAAAGGGGAAGACCGATTTTATATCTATGTACCACTTGATTTGTTCCAGAAGTATGAGGATGTAGGTTTGAATGAGAAATACTACGCTTTGTATTGTCTTATTGAAAAATGGACACACAACATGGAAGAAAAAGCATTTATGAGTATTGTGAGAATGAGTAAAATTCTAGGATTTGATAAGGATTATCTGAATCAGATGATTTATGAATTGAATCGTCATTACTTTTTAGCTTCTCATAGTAGACCGAATGGTAAAGGTGGATATAAATTCGAACACTATATCTTAAATAGTGCTAAAGAGGAAGATGTTAAAAAATTTGTAGAAGGTTATGGTCACATCATCGAACCATTAATTAAACGTGTAGACAAGAAGAGGAAAGATAAAAAGAAATCTATAAATATTGAAGAGGAAGTTGAAAGTTTAGAAGGTGCACGAAATTTAGTGCTCCCTTCAAATAACATTAAATCTTCATTCGGTGAATCTAAAGAAAATTGGGGCAAGTTTAAGGATAATGTCGATGAAATAACACCTGAAGAAATTGACAGCCTTTGTGATGAGTTATACGAGTTACTTTAATTAATACATAAGCAAGTTTTACTAATGCATAACATAAAAAATCAAAATTCGGAGGTAATCAATAATGACAATGCAAACTAAACAAGTATTTTTATATTCAATTACAACTAATGATTTATTTAACGAGAAAGAACTTGAGATTCGTGAAAAGTACAATACGGTTAAATACTATAAGGATAATCTAAGCATTATTGAAGGACAATTAGACCGTCATAAAGATAATCAAGAATTACATAATAAATACCTTAACAAAAAGGAAGAGTTAGCTAATACATACACTAAAATCGTTAAAGAGTACGGAAATGGTGAAGTTAAGGAAGTTTTAAATGCAATTAAAAAAGAGTTAAAAGCACAAATTAAGATGAATACAGATGTGAGGGTATTAAATCCTAAAGCATTAGAAAAAACAGAAAATAAGATAGCACAATTTGAATCTACCTTTACACGAGCGTTAGGTATTAAGACAAATGAAACTACAGATAAATTTATGGTAGTTGAAGTTATTCATTATGACATGATGAAACAAATCATTGACAATGGCTATAAATACAATGATAAATTATACAAATTTACTTTTGCTTCTGCTGGTCAAATTAGAGAAAAGCGAATTGTATGTGTTGAGGAAGAATCTTATAAAAGTATAGAAAAGAAACTCTTTGCAGGGTTAACTGATGACATAATTAATAATAAGGAATTCATTAAAATAGATAAAGATGGTAATGAAGTAATTGAAAAAGGAATTGCAATTGGTAAACTTCTTGCATATAAGGCTTTATGTACTTCAGCATCAGTTGAATGGAAAGATGTTACTGGAAAAGACTTCAACATGAATGATGTTCTTATTCTACCTGATTTTGAATTTAAAATTGAAGATACTGAATATGAGTATATTAACAGTAAATATGACATTATCCACAGTGATGATATGACAGATAAACAACCATTAGTAAATCCTGTATCAGATGGTTGTGGCTATATTTTACCTTCTTACTTCAATAGAAACGTGCAAATACGTTCTAGCTGGATAAAAGGTCTTCTTACACCTTTTGACTGGATCGCATTCGCAAAAGAACAAAAAGGACAAGGATACGAAATTGATTTAAACACATTTACTGTGAATGATGTGTGGGGAAATCCTCAATCATTAAAAGGTAAAAAGATAATATTGACAGCTAGTCAGGTGAAGATGTGGAAATATTATGATTCATTTGAGGACTTTAAGAAGAAATTTGAAGAGAATGGTTCAGAGTTTGCAGTATGTAACATTGAATCTATAAAAAAGAAAGATTTTGCAGACTCAACAATCTCATATCAAATGTTGCAAACACTTTATAATACAACTGATGATGAATTAGATGAATTTACATCTTATACACGTAATCGCATAAATCGAATTATTGAAGCTGCAAGTACAGACAAGATTGTGAAAGATAAGAAAGTTAAAAAATCTTCAAAAGAATTGAAAGAGGATAATAATTTCCTTTTAAATTTAGCTGGTGCAAATGTTAAATTTAAACGTCCAATACATAAGGCTCTATCATTAACAGATGAATTATTAAAAGATAAGTACATACAAAGTAAAATTAGAGATGTGCGTGACTCTCTAATTGAAGATGCTCAATCTGGTTCGTTGATTATGGAAGGATCAAGAACAATGTACATTTTACCAGATGTTGTAGCATTCGGAGAATGGTTATATGGATTAGAGATTAAGGGGCAATTAAAAGCTGATGAGGTATCATGTCAGTTATTCGAGAATGGTATTAGTATCGACATGCTTCGTAGCCCTCATTTGTACATAGAGCATTCTATTAATACTAATAAGGTGGATAAGAGAAAATATAAGTATTATAAAACAATGGGTATTTATACGAGTATTTATTCTACTGCATCCTTTGAGTTAGCCTTTGATGTAGATGGAGATATTGCTGTGTGTGTGCCTTCTGAAACGTTTATAGAGGTTGCTAAGAGACATATGGATGAGAATAAAGTAAAACCGTTAGCTTATGAAATGGAAAAGGGTAAACCACAGATAATCAATGAAGATTCAATTTATAAGACGTTATGCGATTCATTCAGTGCGAACATTGGTGTAATTAGTAATCAAATATCAAAAGTGTTTAATAAAGGTAAAGATGATATAACAGAAAAAGATATCGAGAATGTGAAGTTGTTGAAATACAAAAACAATCAGGAAATAGACTTTGCAAAAACAGGATTTAGAATCCCGATTGAAAATGCTGATATCAAGAAGCGATTATCAGAAATTGATGGATATATTGTTGTTGACGATAAGGGGAATAAGAATCAAGTGAAAATCAAACTTCCTCATTTCTTTATTGCTGTGAAAAATAAGAAAGTCGATGAGGTTGAACCAATTAACAATAGTACAGTAAATCGCATTTTCAAACAATTTGATAAAAGTAATTTTGAAACACTACGTTTTAGTGGGCGAAATAAATTTGATTACACGTTATTAATGAGTGACAAAGCAGTTGAGATTAATGAAGAAATCATTACCCAGTATGAAGAGTTGATAAATAAATATTCTAAGCAAGTTCAGGCTCAAATTATGCAAGGTAATAAAGGAAAGAAGAATTATGCTAAGGTATCTAAAATTGATGATTTCTACAATGAAATGATCAAAAATGAAAATGGTGATACTTATGAACCTTCATATGTAGTAGACGTACTAATTAAATACCTGTATGAGACAACTAAGGTGATTGATGTTGAAGGAAATGTCAAATACCCTAGTAAAACTAAAAACTTATTTATGTTATGGGAATCGAAATTTGGGGAAGTGTTATTACATAACCTTGAAATTAATCTAATTGAACGAGAGAAAGCTACTAATTGTCTTGATTGTGGAAATGTCATTAATCGAGGAGAAAATAACAATCGAGTTAGATGTACTTGTTGTGCAGAAGAGAATAAAAAACGTATTAATGCTGAAGTTAAAGCGAAAAGTAGAAACCGAATTGCTGTTTAAAAAAGTCACCTTTGGTGGAAATTAATACATACATTAAAAGTTTAATGATATCAATACATAAGAGAAATGTCAACAAAAAATTCATCTACTATAGGGAAGTAGAGAATGCTTCCCTTCCTCCAGTTGTTGATATTATTTTAGTCCTTCTACTGTCACCGATGATGGTAGTGGGATTTTTTTAATATCATGAGGAATAGATGTTTATTTTTTTAATTAAATTTTTAAATGTATTATCCCACTTAAATCATATCATTAAAAATTATAGATTGCAACAAAAAATAATTATAAAAAGAAGGTGAAATTAAGATGAGTTTCGAGGAAAAACTCCAATTGAGGAGTGAAATGATGAGAAAGAAAATAAAGCAGACAGAACTGGCTAAGTTGATCAAAAAAAGTGATGCATGGGTATCTGTCTGTTTAGCTGATAAAGAAGACTTTAATGAAGATGATGAACAATTAATATTATCGTACGTATTTAGTAATTAATCGTTAAATCAGTCAACTACCCATAATAATCGGTAGTTGACTTTTTATATAAAAAATTACAACAAACAATGGAGGAGTTAGAAAATGAATATTATTGAACAATTATTAGATGGTGTAGATTTAAAGGAATTAAGAGAGTTGAAAGGTTTTAGTCGTTATTTAGTGGATATTGAACAGGGTAGAGTGTTAGATAAGGAAACTGGTGAATTTAAGCGAAATACAGCAAATGCACAGGGTTACGTCTATCATACATTAAGAAGTGATGATAATAAGTCGATCACTTTATCGATGCATCAAATTGTAATGGCTGCTGCTTTAGAAGTTTCGGTTAACTGGTGGAAAAGATTTAATCTAGTTATAGACCACAGAAATAATAAGAAATCGGATAATTCAATCTTAAACCTTGCTTTAATCACGCAAAGTGAGAATATTAAAAAACGAGAAAATATTAAACCATATAAACGTTTTAGTGAAGAAGAGTTAATAGAACTACAACATAATTTTAAATATCTAGATGAAGTCGTCCATGGTGAAATAATGGATACTTATGCTAAATTAGCTGATAGATATGATTGCAGTCCTCAAACTATACAGGTTAAATATTTAGACTGGAAAAAAGCACAATAATACATAAATAAGTTTTAATACATAACGATTGAGGGTGGTTCATTATGAACTATCCTCTTTTATATTTAAAAAAACAATTACTGGAGGGTTAGAAATGAGTTTTTTGTTAGGTGTGATGGCAGGTTTATTAATCAGCTATTTAATATTAGATATTTGTGAATCAGCAGCAAAATATAGAAGATAGTAAATTAGTAGAATAATATTCCATTCATTTCCTTTTATGTGCTATTATTGGTATATAAAGGGAGGTGTTTGGGGATGAATAAGTTAGAACAATTTAAAGCCGATGTTGAAGAACAAATCGAACGTTATAAAACTAATTCTGAAATCACAGAAGAACATAGGATACAAGTGCTAGATAAATTAGATTTTGTATTACAAAGAATTGAGATTTTCAAATTTGCCAATGAAGTAGAGGCAGAGCGACTTTAATTAGTCGCTTTTTCTTATTATTTTAAAGAATTTGAAACTATTACCATTTCCAATCGTAGATTAAAAGTACAATTGAATTGGAGGGAACTACATTGAAAAAGATATTATTTATGTTTGCTACATTAACAGTGTTAGTATTAGCAGCATGTTCTGGTGGTAATGAGTCAACTAGTAAAGAGGAAACAAATGTGATTAAGAATCAAAATGATAATACAGTGATTACTAAGAGTGAAGAACCAAAAGAAGAAGAGGTTGAACAAGAACAAACTCAAGCAAATGATAATCAACTTGAAAGTGTTGTTAACTACTTTGAAAGCAATGGTTATTCGATTGGTGAGAAATCAGTAAAAGCCTTTGAGATGGTGAAAGCAACTGAAGGATTTGGAATTGAAGTAAATGGTGCAAATGTAGAATTTTATTCATATGATCCTAATTCAGAAGCGTTAAAAGAAATTCAAAGTAGTGGGAAATACAATATGGATGGATTTGAGATTGAAGCAGTAGCTAATGGAAACATTGTAATGATGGGACATCAATTTCATCCTGAGAAAGATAAGATTATAGAAACATTTAATAGTTATCAGTGAGCATCCTTTTGGGTGCTTTTTATTATGGTGATAAGTTGGTGATGTAATGGCTTTACAACATACTGATTTAGCTAAGAAATTCTACAATAGTAAACAATGGTTAAGGTGTAGGAAAGCTTACATAGTTAGTGTGCATGGTTTATGTGAACATTGTTTTAAGAAGGGGATAATTGAAACAGGACACATCGTTGACCATATTGAAGAGATTAATATTAATAATATAAACGATCCGAATATTACTTTAAATCATGACAACCTGCAATACTTATGTTTACCATGTCATAACAAGAAAACATTTAAGAAGAATGATGGTGTTCCAAAGGATTGTACGTTTGATGAGAATGGAAATTTAATTTATTTGGGGAAAGAATAATTATTGTCACTCAAAAATAATTGAGTGGCTTTTTTTATTTTGTGTGGTAGTCCCCCGATAAAAATTTTAAAATTGACAGTTCTAAAGACCGATGGGGCAACCTTCGAAAAATACACAAGTCGTTTATATAGTCCCCTACCTATAAATAGTTATTGAAAGAGGTGATGTTTATGGTAACTAAAAAGGAAGTATCTAAAGAAAATAGGATTAACAAGGAAGAACGCAGGTTAAGAAGGATTTATAAAGATGTATCAAAAGATAAATTGTCAGTTGTGGATGGCTTAATAAGACGTGCTGCTTATATGCGAATTACATTAGAAGATATGGAAATAGATTTAGATTTGAATGGTTTCAATGAACTTTTCACTCAATCTGAAAAGACTGAACCATATGAGAGGGAACGTCCAGTAGCTAGACAGTATCAACAAATGAATAAGAACTATCAAGCAATATGCAAACAACTTTCTGATTTATTACCTAAGGAAAATGGTAGTGGTAATGGAGATAAGGATGATGGTTTTGATTCGTTCGTGAATGGACGTGATTAAATATCCATTAGATTATAACCCAATCATTGAATATCATCAGAATATACAAAATGGTGAAGTTATTGTAAGTAAGAAAGTAAAACGAGTTTATGAAGAATTAGTTAGAAGAATTTATGATCATACATATGAGTTTGAATACTCACCCAAGCATGCAAATCACGCAATTGAATTTATTGAGAACTACTGTAAACACTCAAAAGGTAAATTTGGTGGTAAACCTTTTATTCTTGAATTGTGGCAAAAAGCATTAGTGTCTGCAACTTTTGGATTCATACATAAGATTGATGGATTACGATTAGTTAGGGAATTAATTTTAATTGTCGCTCGTAAGAATGGTAAATCAGCATTAGCGAGTGCTATGAGTTTATATTGTTTAATTGCTGATAATGAAGCAGGTGCAGAAGTAGTTAGTGCTGCAACTAAAAAAGACCAAGCTAAAATAGTTTGGAATGAAGCTAAACGAATGGTTAGTAAATCACCTGCCTTAAAGAAGCGTATAAAATCATTAGTAGGCGAATTAAGAGCAGATTCTACTGATTCATCATTTAAACCATTATCTTCAGATTCAAATACTTTGGATGGGCTCAATGTTCACTGTTCCGTTATTGATGAGCTCCACGCAATTACTGATAAAAACTTATATGACGTTATTATTGATGGTATGACAGCAAGGGAACAACCTTTATCAATTATCACAACTACAGCAGGGACAGTTCGTGAAGGTATCTTTGACATCAAATATGAAGAATGCGAAAAAATAATTAATGGTTATGATGATAAGTTGTACATAGATGATCGAGTATTACCTATTATTTATGAATTAGATTCACGTGAAGAGTGGCTAATTCCTGAAAATTGGTGTAAACCTAATCCAGCATTAGGAACTATTAAAAATCAAGAAGAATTAGCTCGTAAAGTTGAAAAAGCTAAATCAAATCCTACACTTGTTAAAAACTTATTGACTAAGGATTTTAATATTAGAGAAACATCTGGTGAATCTTGGCTTACATTTGAACAAGCAAACAATGAAGCTACATTTGATTTAACAGAATTGAAACCTAAGTATGCAATTGGTGGAACTGACTTATCTAGTGGTTCAGGTGACTTAACTTCTGCATGTATTGCCTTTATGATTCCTAATGACGATACAATTTATTATGAACATATGTACTGGATTCCTGAAGATTTACTTGAACAAAAAGTTAATGAGGATAATGTACCTTATGATGTTTGGCATGAAAGAGGATTATTGAGATTAACAGAAGGAAATACAATACATCCAAAGTATGTAACTGAATGGTTTATAGAAATACAACAAAAACATGGCATCTATTTATTCCTATTAGGTTTTGATTCGTGGTCAGCTAAATATTGGGTTGAAGATATGGAGAATTACTTTGGTAGAAATGTAATGATTCCTGTTATTCAAGGTAAGAGAACATTATCGTTGCCGATGCAGGATTTAGGAACTAAATTAAGTGCTAAGAAAATCAACTACAATAACAATCCAATAACAAAGTGGTGTTTAATGAACACTAGTATTGATATTGATAAGAATGGAAATATTCAACCAAATAAATTCAAACAACGTAAACGTATCGATGGTTTAGCAGCTATGTTAGATGCTTATGTTGTTTTATTAGATAATAAAAACGATTATCTAAACATGATTAAATAAGGCGGTGAGATGTTGAAACTAAGGAATTTATTTCAAAAGAATATGAGTGAGAAAGTTGTTAGTGTGTCCAGTTATAAATTATTAACTGATGATACAACTAACAACTTTTTTGTTTGGAATGGAAATTTATATGAGTCTGATGTTATTAGGTCTGTAATTCGAGTTAAAGCAAAGGCAATTTCAAAATCAGTAGCAAAGCATATTAGAAATGATAAGACTGGTTTAAAAGTAAATCCTGAACCATACATGAAGTTTTTACTAGAAGAGCCAAATTCATTAATGTCTATGCAACAACTATTAGAAAAGGCAGTTACACAATTAGAATTGAATAATAACTCATTTATTCTAATAGTACGAGATGACTTTGGTTATCCAACACAATTAATACCTATTACAGCAAATTCAGTTGATGCATTGAGGAATGGTAACGGTGAATTATTTTTACGATTTACACTTAAAAATGGTAAACGAGTAATATTTGCTTATTCTGACATTATTCATTTAAGACAAGATTTTAATAGCAATGAAATCTTTGGAGATAGTAATTTTGAAGCGTTGAAAGATTTAATGGACGTAGTAGGAACAATTGATCAAGGAATCATTAAAGCAATTAAAAATTCAAATGTTGTTCAATGGTTATTGAAATATAATGCTAACTTAAATCCTGACGACTTAAAGAAAAATACACAGGAATTTGTGAACTCATTTTTAAATATGGATTCTGAAAGTGTTGGGGCAGCTGCAACTGATAATAAATTTGATGCTCAAAGAGTTGAACCTAAGTCATTTGTTCCAAATGCTGAACAAATGGAAAAGACTACTCAAAGAATTTATTCATACTTCAATATCAATGAAAAGATTATCCAATCATCTTACAGTGAAAATGAATGGATTGCCTTTTATGAAAGTGCAATTGAACCAATTATAGTTCAATTATCAAATGAGTTTACACGTAAATTATTTACGAGAAAAGAACGCTCATTCGGTAACAAGATTGTTTTTGAAGGTTCAAATTTAGCGTTTGCAAGTATGAGTACGAAATTACAACTTGTACAGATGGTTGATAGAGGTATCATGTCACCAAATGAAGTTCGTGAAATCTTAAATATGCATCCAGTAGAACATGGAGATGAATATTTACTACGTTTAGATACTGCAAAACAATCTGAACGAACTAATGAACAGTAGTTTTCACTACTTGTGAAAGGTGGTGATTAAATGAAACGAATTGATGTGAAAGGTGTAATTATTAGCAATGATCATAAACCTGCATATGACTTTTACGGTGTTGAAGCAACTTCACCAAATGATGTAACTTCACAATTAGTTAATGGTGAAGATGTTGAAGTGATTGTAAATAGTGGTGGTGGAAATGTCTTTGCAGGAAGTGAAATTTATACAGCTTTAAAAGAACATAACGGACAAGTTACAGTTAAAATTTATGGATTAGCTGCTTCTTCTGCCTCAATTATTGCTATGGGTGCTGATAAAGTATTAATGAGTCCGACAAGTCAAATGATGATACATAACGTAAGTGTTGCTTCAGGCGGTGATTATCGAAGTCATGAACATACAGCAGAAGTATTAAAGAATGCTAATGAAACTATTGCTAATGCTTATCATCTGAAAACAGGTTTATCGCATGATGAAATATTAGGCATGATGAACAAAGAAACTTGGTTAAGTCCACAAAAGGCTATTGAGTTAGGTTTTGCAGATGAAATGATGTTTGCTAATCAAAGTAATAGTGATTTGCAATTAGTAGCAAGTACATATCAAGTGGCAATGTTACCACAATCAGTAATTGATCAATTTAATAAAACAAAAACTGATTCACTTCAAACAAATGGAGTGGATTTTTTATTGTCTGAAAAACTTCAGGCACAACTAAAACTATTAAAACTAAAGGGGATTAAATAATTATGAAACTAGAACAATATCAAGAACTACGTAACGGATTAGTTACAGAATCAGAAGAACTTATTAATGCAGGTTCATTAGAAGAAGCACAAGCAAAAATGAAAGAGATTGAAGATTTAGATGCAAAGTTTGAAGAAGTGAAATTAAACCTTGCTAACCTTAACGCATTAAAAGAACAAAAAGTAATTGATTTAGAAAACAAAACTATTGAAAACAAAGGGGATTTATCTGAAATGACTAAATTTGAAAATGTACAAGAATTAAACAATGAAAAAATCTATGAAGCAGCATTTGCTAAATCATTTATGGGTCAAGAATTAACTCAACAAGAAAACACTGTATTCACTGAAATGAATAATCACACAACAACTAATACTGGTGTAGTAATTCCAACAACTACATTAAATGAGATCATCACAGAGATTGAAGCACAAGCACCATTCTATGCAGATGCTAGAGGAATGGCTATTAAAGGTTTAGTTTCTTTACCAAAACATTCTGCAATTGTTTCAGGTGATGCAAAAGGTTATTTAGAATCAGAAGAAACAGAAAACGAAGTAAACACATTTGTTGAAGTTCAATTAGGTGCGAAAGAAGTATCTAAATACATTGAGGTATCATTCAAATTAGATGCAATGTCAGTTCCTGCTTTCCTTGATTACTTAAAGGCTGAAATTGTTGAACGTGTTGGTGCTGAGTTAGGTCGTCAAGCAATCAGTGGTAACGGAGTAAAAGAAATGACAGGTGTATTAACTGCATTAAATGGTGTAGCTTCTCAACAATCTACTTATGCTCAAGCAACTGGTTTAGCATATGAAGATTTAACAGGTGCAGTAGCTAAAATTGGTGCTAAACACGTTGCAGGTACAGTTATTTATGCTTCTAACTCTACTGTATGGAATGTACTTGCTAATGTATTAGATAAAAATGGTCGTCCATTATTTATTGCTGATACAGTTTCTGGTGGTGTAGGTCGTGTGTTAGGATTCCCTGTGAAAGTGGACAGTGCTGTTCCAGAAGGTACACTTATCATTGGTAATGCGAAAGGTTATGTTGTAAATACTAATCAAACAATTGCAGTTGAATCAGAACGCAACCTTAAAGCTCGTAAAACTGGATTCTCAGCTTACACAATTGTAGATGGTAACGTTACTCATGAGAAAGCATTCTCTATCTTAACACCAACTGTATAATAAAGGATTTGATACATAATGAAACATCAAGTAGTTAAAGTATTTACTGATAAAGAGTCGGGCATGTTTTACATGCTTGGCTCTTTCTATATTTCTGAAAACTATGAACGTGTGAATGAACTAGGGAAACTGGGTTTTATTATTCCAAATGAACAAGTTGAATCACTAAAGAAAGTAGAAGTTGAGGGAAAGCTACCTATTAAGAGGAACACTCGCAAAAAGAAAGTGAGTGAGGAAGATGTTAGAGAAGATTAAAAAATCTTTACGTATTAGTAATAATGCTTTTGATGATGAGATTTCAGATTTAATTGACAGTGCATTAATTGATTTGAAAATTAGTGGTGTTGTTAAACAAGATGAAACTGATCCTTTAATTATTCGTGCAGTAACAATCTATTGTAAGGCACATTTTGGTTATAACGAAAACAGTGAAAAGTTTCAGAATTCTTATGATTTATTAAAAACACATCTTGTTTTAAGTGGTGATTATAATGTCAGCATTTAGTGATGTAATCTATTTAATTAGTGAAACTTCTACTACAAACGATATTGGTGATGTAATAAAAGTACCAAATGAAAAAATGGTATTTGCTAATAAAAAGTCAATTCGACAATCTGAATTTTATCAAGCACAGACAAATGGACTTAAACCTGAATTAACGTTTGAAATCTATTCATTTGAATACGAGAATGAACCAAAAGTTAAATTTAATAACAAAACATATTCAATCATTCGGACGTTTGAAAAAGGGGAGACGCTCGAATTGATTTGTGAAGGTGTTGTTAATAATGGCATTGCCTAAATCAGTAACTAAGGTTACAAAAGATGGTGTTGAATTTACTTCAAATGTTGATCGTGTACAATACACAATTCAAGAACTAAGTCGTGCTGCACTTAGAGATATCGCAAAGTTTATACGAAAACGCATGATTGAAAAGTTAAAGAAACTTCCTGGAATGAAAAAGAATAAACGTCTTTACAAATCCACTCAATATTGGTTGAGAAAGTGGGAAGGTGACTTACAAATAGGTTTCAAGCATGATACATGGTACGGGGTAAAAGGGGAGCTTGGTACACATGGACAACCTGCTAGGAACATTTTGAGGGATACAGTTTTCGAGAATATAGACGAGATTAGAAGAATAGAAGCACAATATTTATCAGCAATAGAAGATGAAATAAAGGCACAAGCATTAATTGATGAAAATGAGCAAGTCGGAAATGAAAATGGTGAAGATAAATGATTTATCTTAGAAAAGCGATAATGAGGAAACTTAAAGAGTATCATTCTAGTGTTTATTTTGAACAATCACCAGAAGATACTCTTTTTCCTTATGTTGTATTCACTTTTCCTAATTCATTTACCAATGAACATCAAGAAATATTCGTGATGGATGTTGATATTTGGGATAACAGAGAAGATACAACTGATTTAGAAACATTATCATCAACAATTTGGAGAGGGTTAAACAGATACTTTTATATTGATGAACATATTCAGATTTCTGTTTACCGTTCAAACAGACTTTTCGATTTAGAAGATAACAATCCAAGAATAAAAAGAAGAAAATTAATTTTCGAAGTTAAATATTTTGAAAGAGAGAGTGATTAGATTGGCTAAAAAAACAGGTTATACAGCAGATACACCAAAGAATTTATTATTGGATGCTGGTGCTTTCTTTGTAAATTACACAATGGGAACAGATACATTTGAATCAGCAAAAGAAGGTGGAAAGTTGCTTGGTGCAACTCGTGGTGGTGGTTCATTTTCTGCCATTCCTGCCATTCGTCAAATTGAAGTTGATGGATTAATGGGAAAAACAAAAGGATTAGAAGTGATTGATAGTTGGGAAGTTAAAATGAGTGCAAATATCATTGAAGTTACAGAGTCGGTACTTAAAAAAGCTTTAGTTAGTACGGAAACTGACAATGACCAATTGATGTATCATGGAATCAAAGGGAAAAATGTCATTGAATTAGATGATTATATTTCAAACATCACTTTTGTTGGAACGTATTCAGGTAGTGAAGATCCGATTATAATTCAAGTGTACAATGCAATTAATACAAATGGATTAACTTTAACAACTTCAGACAAAGGGGAAACAGTAATTGCTCTTGAATTCGAAGGACACTTTGATGCAAGTGATTTAGATACACCACCATTTGCAATTTATTACCCTACATTTTTATTACAACCTTGAGGACTATGATAGTCCTCTTTTTTTATTTAATACAAAGGAGAATATAAATGAGTAAATATGAAATGAGACCGTTAAAAACGAAAGATATTTATACAATGTCAAAAATTCTTAAGAAGTTAGATGTGAAAATCACATTAGATTTAAACAAATTTAAAGGTAAATCTCAAGAACAAGCAGGACAATTATTCTTTATTGAATTAATTAAAAATGCATTAGAAAATTTACATTTTGCTCAAAATGAAGTAAACACATTTTTAGCTGAGTTAGTTGGAATTGAAGCAAATCAATTTGATGAACTTTCTATTGAGGACACTGTAGAAATTATTAATCAATTTAAAAGTCAAAAAGGTTTAGCAACTTTTTTACAATTAGCAGGGAAATAGACTCATCTGAGTTTTATGACCTGCTTTTTTCACGTTATCATAATTCTGATTTTATTTTAGAAATGCCTGTTGAAGATGGAATGGATTTAATTATTACTGCATTTGAAAAGAAACAAGAAGAAAAAGCATGGCAAATGTGGTTAATGCAATATCAGCATATGACAAAAGAGACATATAAGCCATTTGAAGAATTTTATCAACCTATAAAAAATAATAAAATCGAACAAAATCATCAAAGTGTAGAAGAAATTCTAAATGATGTTAAGGCAATCTTAAACAATACGGAATATAGAAAGTAGGTGATTGTCGATATGGAAATATTTAAGCTATTCGGATCGATATTTGTTGATAGTGAAGAAGCTGATAAATCAATTGCTAAAACCGAAGAAAAAGCCGAGGGACTAGCCAGTAAACTTGGTGCAGGTATAAAAACTGCTGCCAAGTGGGGTGCTGGAATTGCGGCAGGTGCTGGAGTAGCAGTTGGTGGAATGGTTGCACTTCTTGGTAAAACGTTAGAAACTACTGCTGAAATTAGTAAATTTGCTCAAGTTGCTGGTATGTCAAATAAAGGATTCCAACAGTGGGATTATGTAATGAAATCATTTGGATATTCAGTTGAAGCTGCATCTGGTGACCTTGCCGCTCTGGCGGAAAAAGCAATGGATGCTCAAAGTGGAGTAGGTGAGAATGCCGAAATATTTAAAGAGTTAGGTGTAAATGTTGAAGATGCAAGTGGAAAACTAAAATCTCAAGAGCAATTATTTAATGAAGTAATTACAGGATTACAAGGTATGGAAGATGTTACAAGACGTAACGCTATTGCTACAATGTTTCTTTCAACAACTGGTGAAGAACTTGCACCTGTTTTAAATATGACTGCTGAAGAACTTGAAAACATGAAGAATAGTGCAAATGTAATTGATGATGCACAATTAAAAAAAGCTGAAGATTTTAGACTAGGTTGGGAAAAAGTCAAAAATACATTTAGTGGAGTTCTAACTGAAGTCGGTGTTCGATTAATGCCTATGTTTCAAGGATTACTAGATTGGGTAACTGCAAATATGCCAACGATCCAACTCGTTATAGATACCGTATTTACAGTATTATCAACTGGAATTCAAATAGGTATTCAATGGATTAATAACTTCATTGGCGCTATTAAACAATGGTACACAGAGAACGAAGCAACAATATCAGCAATTTTTAATGCAATTATTCTTGGAATCCAAACTTTCATTACAGCAATTCAACAATGGTATACGGATAATGAAGCAACATTTAAGGCATTTGCAAAAATAGTTGAAGACACATTTAATTGGATTGTTGATGTTTGGAATACAATATTACAACCAGCGTTAATGACTATTATTCAAGTAATTATGAATGATTTATTACCTGCATTTCAATCAGGGTTCAAAACAATACAAGATGTTGTTCAAACTGCTTTTAATTTAATAAAAACTGTATGGATTAATATTTTACAACCTATCTTCAATACAGTTATGACGGTTATAAAAACTGTATTATTACCAACATTCCAAACTGTATTTTCTGCAATTGGTAAAGCTGTATCTACGTCATTTAGTGCTATTAGTGGATTTTGGAACAATACACTTAAACCTGTACTTAATGGAATTACAGACTTTATTTCTGGTGTATTCTCAGGGAATTGGTCTAAAGCTTGGAGTGGTGTTGTATCAACGTTCACAGGAATTTTTAACGGTGTGAGTACAGCAGTTAAGACCCCGTTAAATGCAGTTATTTCTATGATCAACTCAGTAATAAGCGGATTGAATTCATTATCCATTAGTATTCCAGACTGGGTTAAATAAAAGGTAGCTCAGTATAAAGTTGGTGAATTCGGGGGAAGCCCTAACGTAAAGACGAGGGCAATTCCGAGCCAAGCCTAGACGGAAACGCTAGGAAGGTGTAACGACTAGATAAAGTAACCTAAGTATTAATCGCTTATAAAAGCGGTTTTATTATATGGTGAAATATCCACGAGCGCCAACCACTCTATAAATGAGTGAAGATATAGTCTGAACTGTATGGAAACATGCAGAAGTAAAGGATAAAGAGCCTTTACGATAACAAAATTGACCAGGTTTTGGAGGTCAGCAGTGGGGTATTAATATCCCTAAAATTCCAATGTTAGCAAAAGGTACTGATTACTTTAAAGGTGGACTTGCTATTGTTGGTGAACAAGGTGCTGAATTAGTAGAACTTCCTAGAGGTGCAAAAGTACATCCTCATGATAAAACAAAACAAATACTAAATAATCAACCACAATTTGTGGTCATTCAAAATGTAATGGACGGAAAAATGATAGGTGAATCTATTGTCGATATCATTAGTGGAAAACAATATGAAAACATGAGTATTGATGCAATTATGAAGGGAGTGAGTTTGGGATGATAAATAGATTAAACTTGTATGATTTAGATGGTAATAAAATTAATTTAGAAGCACTTGGATTGTTTGGTATAAAATTAACTATCCCTTCACCTTCCTACACTATGGATACTCAAAAGATTGATGGTGGGGGTTCAATTGTTGTAAATAAGGAATTAAACCCCCGTTCATTAACTGCTGATTTCATGACAGTTGAAAGTACATATGAAGATTCCCTGAAACAAAAGTATGATTTATATGCTCTATTAGGAAGTGGAAAAGAGTTTTATATTGAAGAATCTTATCGTAAGGGTATTGTTTGGAAGTGTTATTTAGATAATTGGACACCTGAAATAATTGGAACGAGTGTATCAACATTCAGTGTTCCATTGACATGTTTACAAGGTTATTCTGAAACTATAAATTTTGTTAAAAAAACATTCACTAGTGAAGTATTTACTTTTAAAAATGAAGGTAATGTAATTATTGATCCTCGTAAACATGCTGAAACTAAAATTACTTTTAGTGGGGCTTCAAGTAACCTAACTATCACTAATAATACAACTGGTGATAGTTTTAAATATTACGGTGATATTGAGGATGGGGAATGATTACATTACAAGGGATAACGTCAAGTAAAAACTATAGTAGTATTTTTGCAGATACGAATAAAAAGATAATTACGTTAGATATAGGAAATAATAACTTTACTGTAAGCGGTGCTACAGGTTCATTTGAACTTGAAATAAGCACACGCTTTTATTATTTGTAGAAAGGAGTGAAATAATTGTCAATTACTAATACATTTACACTTGATGTAGACTTTAAAAAAAGTAATTACATGAATGAACCAGTAGTCACTCAGAACGATGAAGTTACATTCATTTTGAATATTTATGATGATGATGAAAGATACGATTTATCAAATGTTACTACATTTACACTCGCAAGTGTACGACCTGATAAAACATCAGTAATGACTTTAGGTACTAAAACAGCTACTAATCAAGTAACATTCAATCTTGGTACTACAGAATTAGAAGTGGTTGGAAGAGTTAAGGCTGCAATACAGTTATATGATGCAGAGGGACGAGTGTCGACTTTACCATTTAGTTTTAAAGTATTGAAAGATCCAGTAATAGATTATGTTCCTTCTACAAACGAACAAACTTTAATTGAATTGGTACTAGGTGAAGCACCTACAATATTAGCTAATGCTGAAAAGGCAACCACTGATATAAATGATCTTAATACAACTGTTACTGCACAAGAAACTACTAGAGATAATAATGAGAATTCAAGAAAAAATGCTGAGTCAGTTAGACAAAGTAACGAGAACAACAGAGAATTAGCGGAAAATGAAAGACAATCCACTTTTGATAATCAAATGACATCAATAAATACTGCTACTACAAACGCTACAACACAAGCGAATTATGCCAAAGAACAAGCTGAATATGCAAAATCACAGGGAAATTTTGTTCAAGATGTATTAGATGCTGGATGGTATCCTATCAGAGTAGAAACTTTTACATCTAATGCAGGTCAAACTCTATTCACTTTGAATGGTACATATGTAACTGGTCAAAACAGATTACAAGTCATTATTGGTGGCGTAAGACAATATTATCCTCTTAATTTTACTGAGACATCCAACAAATCCTTTACTGTTTCTGAACCTTTAGTAGCAGGTTTGGACGTTGAAGTAATCTATCAATAATTACATTAAAATATTCCTTTTATAAGAAAATATCGCAAAAAGTTTGTGAAATGGATTTTCAAAGCCTTGTGTATCAAGGGTTTCGAGATTCGGAATTTCACAAACTTTTATTTTTTCACAATAATATTAAGGAGGAAGAAGAATGGCTTTAAAAAGAATTAATAAGTCTATGATTGACCAAGAATTTGTTAATGAAGTAGTAAATCATGGACAACAGTTAAATGAAGTTAGTTCGCAATTGGCACAAATTGTGACAGATGTAAAATTAGTCGATGGTGAAGATGCTACTGCAAAAATTCAGTCTGCCTTAGATAAAAAAGGTTGGGTGAGAATCATTACACCGGGAACGTTTTTAACAGGTAGGTTGTATATCGATAGTGATACAAAGTTGGAACTAATGCCGGGAGTTAAATTAAAGAAAAAAGATGGAACAAACCATCATATCTTAGTTAATAAAGGTCATACCACGAACACACGAAATAAAAATATAACAGTCAAAGGTGGTACATGGGATTTAAACAATGTAGGCAATCCAATTTCGTCCGGTGACATGTCTACTAATCCTCAATCAAATCCCGGCATAGGAATTGTCTTTCGTGGGGTTGACAATTTAACTATCGAAAACATTGAGGACATCGGTAATGAATGGAAGTATGCTTTTTTAATTACTGATATAAATAAAGGGACTTTCCGAAAAATAAATATAAACAATGAAAGTGATGGTTTACATTTTCAACCACCTTTAAATAATATCACCATCGAAGATATATCAGGTGTGACTCATGATGATTTAATATCCTTTACGATGGGGGATTACCCAAGATATTCATTAGGCCAGACAGGGAATATTGAAAATGTAAGAGTTGAAAATGTATATGGTGGTGAAACAACAGATGAATTAATTAAAATGGTTGGTAGTGGAATTGATGGTAAAAGTATATTTAAAAATCTATACTTTAAAAATCTTAGCGGTTATGCCACTATTTACCCTGTTTATATTATGAAAGAAGATCAAGCAACTCCGAACCCTTGTTTAAAAGATACAAAGCTTGAAAATGTGGTATTTGAAAATATAGACGTAAAAATAAGTGGTTCTCAATCTTATTTTTGCATTGGAGCAATAAGTGGGGACATAACGATTAAAAAACTTAAAATTAAACAATCAGACAGTTTAAGACCCATTTTGTTGCAAAAATGCAATATGAGTAAAGTTGTTTTAGAAGATATTGATGTTATTGCTAGTGCAGGTACAGAAGCAACAAATTATCTTGTTCGCATTGACAATACAGCGTCAGAAATCCTTGACCAATTAATTTTCAAAGACAGTAACATAAAGCTAAATTCTAGTGCAGTCAATTCTCTAATATATCCAACAGCAAAGTCATTAAAAAGTCTGTTTATCTCTAATTTAAAAGTGGATGCTGTGTCATCTATGCTAATTTACCTTGACGGAGCAAACACAGATGGAACCGATGTGTTTATCAATAATAGTCTAATAAACACAAATATTTTGGTTTCATCTGTCAATAAGGTTAGTATTTATTTATCAAATTCCAAAATAACTACACCACTTAGAACATTACACTTATACGATGGTGCAAATATCCGTCTCAGAAGTTATAACAGTGATATTAATGTTGTGATAAATGGACTGACCGCGGCTAGATTTCTATCATTGACCGGAGATTTAAAATCGACAGTTATTCCGACGTCTTTAACGCCACTTGAAGATGATACCTATTTTTACAGTTCTGCAACGGATGTCAGAAATAAAGGGACATATAAATATAATGGTAGTAGATGGATTAAACTAAACGGACTGAAAGAATTTGATGTGACTGTAACGGTTGGTACACTAGCTGCTAATTCTGTTACAGAATTTACTGTCAATTTGTTAGATGTTTCTGCTTATGCATTAGTCTTTGCAAATCCAACTTTTGCGTTGCCTAACGGTGTGTCTTATTCCTTCACTATGAGGAATGCGGGCGTTGGTAGACTTAGATTAACTAATCCAACAACTAGTGCAATTACTTTTGATGCAGGTACTCAGGTTGCGTGGAAAATAAAAACAATAGATTTTGATTATCAATAATACGTAATCGTCTCATATTGTGCAGTAACTAAATACATAACTAAATAACAAAATATTATCATATACCCTCTCCCCTATTTTGGTGTTGAGGGTATTTTTTTAACTTTACAATATTATATCAACATATTTTATTGTGAAAATTGAGTTCAATTAAAAGAGTAATTTTAATGGAATTACATTTGCATTTTCGAGCATTTTCAATACACAAAGTAGAAAATATTGTCATTAAATTACTGGTATTTTATAAAAAATGATAGAAAGTGGGTGAAAACTTGCTAATCGTACAAAATGGTTCACAAGTTGAACCATTAAATTACATACAGTCATTACAGATTGAAAAAGAGGTGAATGGGAGTCATAAAGTTTCATTTACCTCTTTTAATTATGAAGATAATCCTGCATACGAATTGTTACAAGAAGAATCTATTGTCACCGTTGATGGTTTTGATTTTAGAGTTAAACAATTAAATGAAAATCGTTTCAGTAAAAAAGTAACAGCAATTAACACTTTCTTTGATTTAGCAAATCAACGACATGATGAGATCTATGGTGGAACACATACCTTAGCTGAGTTTGCTTCATTTGTTTTTAGTGGCACTGGATGGACATTCACAACTGATATTTCAGATAGTGTGTTTATTGCAAACTATGGAAATGCTAATATCCTTACTTTAGTAAATAATCTTTGCATAGCGTTTGAATGTGAATATGAAATCCTTCCTAATAAAATTATCCATTTCACCAAACAAATTGGTGGTGAAAATAATGCTCAATATCGCTTTGCACATAATGTAAAAACTCTATCAAAAAAAGTAGATACTACAAAACTTAAAACACAAATTACTGGATTTGGTGCAAATGGATTAGTTGTTACATACACATCACAAATTGCTGAAAATCCTCAAATTGGAATAAGAATTGATGAACCTGTTATAGATGACCGTTTTACACAACCTGAAACAATGACTCAATATCTAAAATTAAAGTTAATTGATTATCCTGAAGTTTCATTTGAAATGGATGTAATTGAATTAACCGAGAAAGAGTTGGGTGAAAGAGTTTGGTTAATCTATGAACCTATGAATATTGAATTTCAAACTCGTATTCTAAAGCAAACAAGAGAAATTTTAAATGGTGAAATTGTCACCACAAAAGTTATTCTAGGAAATATTGTATCAAAATCAAGCACTGATATTCTCATTTCTCAAAAAGTCGAAATTGATCAAAACAAGAAAGAAACTCGAAGTCGATTTGAACAAACCAATGAACGTATAACAATGGAAGTTGAAGAAGTAAATAGTTCAATTGCAAAAATTGAAATACGTGCAGGTGAAATTGAACAGAGTGTAGTGGATTTAGAAACAGAAACTGAATCAAAAATCACTCAAACTGCTGCTGAAATTCGTTCTGAAGTTGAAGGTAAAGTGACAACCATCAATGGAACAATCACTGAAATTAATGAAAGTATCTCATCGATTACGCAAACTCAAAATCAAATTCAGTCTACTGTTAGTAGTCAAACTACAGAAATTGGTGGATTAAATCAACGTGTATCGAATGCAGAATCATCTATAACACAAACAGCTAATCAGATTTCAAGCAAGGTCTCTTATAGTGATTACAATGGTAATACAATTACGTCGATGATTAATCAGACTGCTGCTGGTGTTACGATAAGTGCTAGTAAGATTAATTTAATTGGTATTACCAATGTTGCAAATGAGTTACAACTTGGTTCTTCCGCTGATGGAAGTTTTAAGGGTATCACATTTGGTGGTTCGAATAGGATTTCAAATAGCGGTTCAACATTGACAATCTCAGCACAATATCTAGTGTTAGATGCGGTTAGTGTTAGTTGGGGTAATAATGCCCCAGCGGCAAGGTTTGGGTGAGGTGTAATAAATGGCATACGTAAGTACGATAAGTACAACCACAACATCTATTACAGTTGATATTAAAGGATTAGGCTCTCCACAAGATACCTATAGTGGATTTAGATTTAGAATTGATTATGGTTCTTGGGTTAATGTGAGTGTGCAATCAGGATACACAGGATATGACAGTGGTAACTATACATTTTATGGATTAACACCAGGAACTTCATATTACATTGAAGGTGAAGCAAACTTCAAAGGTACATGGTATCCAGCTGATCCTAAATGGACTGGTACAGATACACCACCACAAACTTCAACACCAACTGGATTTAGTATGAGTGCTACTTCAAGTTCAAGTATCTACTTTTCTTGGAATAGTGTAGGTGCTGAATATTATGAGTTAGCAATCTATTCACCTGTTTCAATGTCACTCTACATTTATGCAACCTCATACACTTGGACAGGTTTATCACCAAGTACAACTTATTATGCAAATGTGAGGGCTTATACAAGCGGTGGAGGTTGGTCAAATTGGTCTAATTATGATTTTGCAACAACTCCAAAAGGTAAACCATCGAGTTTTTCTTGGTACACTACTAAATCAAGTGGTGGTAATTTCAATTTAACAGCAAGTGAATGGAATGATTTATGTACTAAAATTAATGATTTTCGCTCATATAGAAATTTAAGTGATTACACATTTACAAGAGCGTACAGTGGTAATTCTTTTACTGCTACACAATACAATGAAGCAAGAAATGCTATTAACGTAATGAATCCTTCAACTAGTATTCCAATTTATAGGAATAGTGGAGAAATTATTTATGCAAGTGACATCAATGGATTAAGAGACTCATTAAATTCAATAAACTAATTAAAAGGAGAAGATAGATATGAATTATCAAGTACAATTAAACAATGGACAAACAATTAATTTAGCAGGTGTAGAAGGTTTTGATACTGCCGCATTTACAGAAACACTTAACAATCGTGAAGTTCTATTTGTTAACCTTGGCGGTGCAATTCTTAATAAAAATACAATTCTATCGATTACGCCAATAGCAGAAACAGTCTAACCTTTCACATTTAGTGAAGGGTTTTATTTATGCTTTTATTTTGAGAAATGCACTGTACCTAGCAGTGCAATTTTATTTGAAAGTAGGTGTGAAAATGACTGAAGAATGGTATTCGAATAAAGAATTATTTGAACAGATTCAAGCGTTAAGAAGTGAAATGCTAGAGACAAGAACACTTATTAAACAATACAACGGACTACGTGAAATAGTTGATGAGGTAAAAGATAAAGTAGAGGATATTGAATCACATGCAAAGGGTAGAAACTCAACTCTTGAAGCAATAAGACTTTGGGGTGGATGGTTAATAGCTTTAATAGCATTAATTTTAAATTTCATTTGAGTAAAGGGAGATGAAAGCATTGAAGATTAATTGGAAAGTACGTCTTCAACATAAGCAATTTTGGGTGTCAATGGTTGCATTATTATTAGTTTTAGCAAATCAAATAGCTGAACTTTTCGGTTTAGATATCAAAGTTTATAACGAACAAGTAACTGCTTTATCAGAAACAATACTTGGTATCCTAGCGTTATTAGGAATTATCATCGATCCTACAACAAATGGAGTAAGTGATAGTAACCAAGCTTTAAATTATGATAAGCCAAAAGGTGATAAATAATGGTTACTATTCGAAAACATTTAGTATCGTCCACAATTGCCGATAAAGTTACTTATGGTAAAGGAAATTCACGTAAAAAAATATGTATCCATGAAACAGATAATACTAGACCAACAGCTACTGCAAATGCACATGGAAGATTACAAGCCAATGGAAACAGTAGGGAAGCTAGTTGGCACTATACAGTAGATGATAAAGAAGCAGTACAATCATTTGATCATTCAATACGTTGTTGGGCAGCAGGTTCTACGAAAGGTAATAATGAAGCAATACATATTGAAATTTGCGTAAATAGTGATGGTGATTATAAAAAAGCAGTTCAAAATACTGCTGAATTAGTAGCTATGGTGTTAAAAGAAGAAAACTTAACAATCAATGATGTAGTTCAGCACAATTACTATAGCGGTAAAAATTGCCCACGTAACATGAGAAATGGAACGGTTATTCCTTGGAGTAGTTTTATTCTGATGATTAAGTCGAATTTAGAGCCAAAGAAAGAAGTTGAGGATATGTCACAAGAATTTTTAAATATAACTGGTAGAGCTGAAGCTAAAGCAATGATTAAAAAAGGTGTAGCTGAAAAATTATTTTCAGATAAGCATGAAGATATTGATTCATACGATGATGTGAAATTATTGAGTTATGCATTAGCTTATTTAAATCGTAAGCTGAAGTAATACATATTGAGTAAGGGGTATGAAATTTCGTACCCCTATTCTTTTTTTTACTTAACTTTTTTACTATTGGTAATAATACCACTATCAATTAAAAGTGGGTGAATAGCAATTGCGTAAAAAAACATTTAAACCAATAATAATTAAACCTACACACTCAGGTAAAATAAACTTAAATGAATATTTCAAGAAGTTAATTTTACGAAAAATTGAGAAAGAGAATCAATGATATTATATCCGAATGTGGTAAAATATCCCTAAAGGATAAATGAGGGGTTATGAAATGAGGAAACATAAAAAAACATTAGTAATAGTGGCTAGTGTATTAATTGGATGTATAGTTCTTTACTTTGGTATTGGTGAATATCAAAAGTATGAAAAAAGAAAAGTAATACAAGATAGAATAGCTTATTTGGATAATAAAATTGAAGCAATAGAGAGTGGCGATTACTCTAGTGTATCAGCTACTACAAATGAACTTGATCCATTTTATTTATCGGATTTCTCAGCTAGAGTAGATGGCACATTGGTTAAGGGTTTAGGTTCGTTAAAAAATTTATTGTCAGTACCTGTTGATAGTGTAATTAACATTGCGTTTTTTGATGAATATGGTGAATTAATAAGAGTAAAAGCAATGTCAGTACAATTAGATGCTGGGGAAACAAAGTATTTTGAAGAATTAATTGGTTCGGTAGACAATACTCCAATTCCAGTTTCAGCAGAAATAACAAATTAAACTAAGAATAAATAATTAAAATCACGTTGTAGTTTAACGTGATTTTTTTATGTTGAAAAGCGTATTAAATTTTATTTGATGGACTTGCATTTTATTCATATTGTGTGCATAAGCTAGATAGCAACGCAGTGCTATTAGCTTTTCTACTTCATGTCGGTCAAGAATCGACTTTTTTTATGCATAAAACGATAATATCGCTCATATCGTATTTTGAGGAGTGATATTATGACAAATGATAAAACACGGTTTTCTAAACCAGTAGCGTTCAACAAAACGAAAGTAGTTGATATTGCAATACTTGATTATGTTAAACGTAGAAATTTTAGTGGTTATGTTAAAAAACTAATTGTAGCAGACATGAAGAAGAATGGAATTGATGTACCTTCTAAAAATGTAACTATTAAGAAGACAATCGAAACAAAGCCTCAACAATCATCATTAGATCAATTAAAACAACAATTAGCCAATCGTATTAGCGAAAATTCCAAGAAGAACCCCAACAGTTAAACCAATTACAATATGCATTTTGTCCATCCTCTCATTGTTATATTGTCTGTAGTTTTGCCTTGTGAAAATCATTTTATACAAGGGAGAGAGCTAAATGTTTGGATTCATTAAGCAAACAAAAAAGAAGGCTCGTAAGGTTAAAAAGGCGGTTAACACTTCAAAGAAAGTAGCTAAAACTACAAAAAGAATTGGCAAAGCATTAAGTGAATCAGCTCGTGAGGAAGGGGAGTTTTTAAAAAACAGAGCGAAAAAAGCAGGTAGCGGTGCAAAACGAGTAGCTAATTATGTTAACAAAAAGATGTGGGGTGATATCTAGTGTTCAACTTTGAGAGTTTAACTGAAAGTTACAGCAGATTAGAACTTTCGAAGAAAACAGTCGAAATGAAAAAAGAACCACTAATAATTGAAAGTAAGAAGAAACTTTATCAATCTACCCTATTATCTAAAGCGTTTCCAATTACAATTTCTGCAATTGTTTTACCTGTTGTTGCATATGCAGATACATTTGCTAACGTATTTGCACAATTTTTGATAATCACGGATTGGTTAGCTGCTGGAATTATTGGAGCAGCAGGTATTTCATGGATGTTCGGTCATCGTTCAAAAGGTATTGAATTAATGATTTGCGTTGCAGTTGGTTATACGATTTCTCGAAATGCGTTGAATATTCGTGATTGGTTAAAATCAATACAGGGATAGGGAGGTAATCAAATGGTAGGTGGAGAAAAATTTGTTGCATCTGATGATTATATTTACATTCCGTTAGAATGGTTTAATCCATTTCATTGGTTACAAAAAGGAACAGACAAAGTTGAAAATTGGATTGGCGAACAGGATCAAGAAATAACAGGTCATATAGTAAGTGAAGTATTAGCACCAACATTGTGGGATGTATGGAACGGAATTTTATTAATGTTACCTGATTTGGTTGGATATGCGGCAATGGGAACATCAATCATACTGATGTTAGGTGGTAGAGTATTAAAAACTGTTGGGATTTTTGGAGGGTTCACTGGATTATCATTAGCTATTTTATCGGTGAATTAAAATGTTAAACGTTGATACATTAAAAGAAGGATTCACTAAGTTAAATGTTAAGAAGGTAGTAAATAAAGTTTTCGAATATGTACCAAACGAAATGAAAGTGTATAGAATCATTCCTCATGCGAATGTAACTCAAAATAATAAACGTTTATGGAAAATGATTTACAAAATGTACGAAATGTACGAAAAGCCAAGTACACGTATAGATAGAAAGGGATTTAAATTTACATTTCGTGAAAAGGATCAATTCTGGTTTGATATTATTTTTAAGCAAGATGACGGTAAAAAATCAATAGAGTTTTATGTTGCAACTAGTGAATATCAAGCTGAAAAGTTGAAAAGAAAAATTGAGAACAAAATGGATGTAACTTTCAAAGAAGCGAGTATTGAAGAATTACAGATACCAATTGAAAACACTATTGTTCAAGAGTTACGTTATTTAAGACATGACATATTTTCGCTTAATTCAAGTACACAAGATACAAAGATACCAATTTCAGGACTTCTAAACGCTGTTGATGAATTACAATATGACGGTGATATTGCAAGATTTTCAATTTGTAATGAGGTAGAAAATCGTAATAAGTGGGTTAGAAATGCACAGTGGACATACGAAAAGGCTCATAAAGGTAAAGTACCACAAAGGGCAACAATTAGCGGTAAACGAATAGTTACATCAATTAAAGTAATAATCACAGCTATTATCAATGAATTATTTAGTTTTGTAACGGATGTCTTTAATGCATTTCAGAATGCTTTCTTCAAAAGTAAAGAAAAATTTGAAAATAACAAAATTATAGAAAAAGCTTATTCACTTGAAGATGAAATTGGTACATCAAAAATAAGTAAAGAAAAAGGTAACTTGCCTGTATTCCGTTCACATATTCGAGTTGTAGCACATTCAGAAGACAAATTAACTAGAGATACGATATCAGAATCATTAGCATTATCAATGCAAGATTTAACTGAAACTAATGAATTAACTGGTGTAAAAATAAATAGTAAAAAGAAGAAAAAGAAAATCATAGATGAATTGAATTCATTAAAACTGGATTATAGTACAAAACATGATCCAAATGTTAATTTAGTTAGTACGGATGAAATGAGTAAACTTGCATTAATGATGCCTAACCGAGAATTACAATTAAATTACTCAGATGAACTAAATGTAAAGAAACGTGTTGAAGTTGCTATTCCAGAAGAGTTACAAAATCCTAATAACTTGATGATAGGTCATGCTGAAATCAAAGATAGGGAAATACCTGTTGCTTTACAATATAAGAATAAGGACGATTTCTATAGTGGTTATACGTTCGTAGGTAAGCAAGGTTCAGGGAAAGATACTGCAATTCAAAACTTTGTATATGAAGGTAATAAAAAAGGTATTTCATTCATTATTCCAGACTGGATAGGCGAACAAGGTCATAGGGGCATGGCTGATGGTATTCGTGATTTACTTCCAGCTGAGAAGATTATTGATTTAGATTTCACTAATGAAGAGTGGATTGTTCCATTAGACTTGTCTGAAGTTATCAAAAAATTAGGTCGTAAAGGCGGTTCACGATTTGCATTAGAAATGATTGACTTTATGCAAATAGAAGGATTAGCACGTTCAAAGAAATATTTAACTGAAGCAAGTAAGGCAGCTAAAGGTTCATTGTTTGATATTAAAAGGATAATTGAAGATGAAAAGTATAGGGAACAGAGAGCAAGAGAGCTAATGAATGAAGGTAATTATCGTCTATCAAAAGATTTATTGAATTGGGGTACTAATGATGATGTTGGAAACAAATGTGATCCAATACTAGACCGTTTAAATACATTCTTTGGTGATGATACGTTATTTGACATATTCGCACAACCTCCACTTCCACAAGTTGATTTTGAACAGTGGATGAAAGAAGGAAAGACAATAATAATACGTATTCCAAAACGAGTATTAGGAAATTCAGCAAACGTTTTAGCACATTGGATAACATTAAAAGTAATTATGACAAGAATGTTAATGAGTAATGAGGATAAAGAGCGTCATGGATGCTTTATGATATTCAATGAACCTGAACAGGTACAAAGTGAAGGTTTATCTAAATTAATAGGTAGAATAGCTACTGAAGGTAGAAAAGAACGTTTAGGAAGTATCTTTGCATTCCATCATTGGGGTAAACTCCCACAACATTTACAGGATAATTTAATTGCTGGTGGTGTGAATCAATTCTTATTTGCAAATGATCACAAGAAGACATTTGAAATGGCTAAGGAAAGACTAGAACCAACGTTTACAATAGAAGAAGCATTAATGACACCAAAACATTATGCTATTGCAATATTAAACACAAAAGAGCCTTTACATGCGTTTATGGTTCATATGTTGCCACCTATTAATAAGGAAGAAAGGCATGATAATTCATTTTTAACCTTACGTCATGCGAGAATGTATGGAAGGTCATGGAGCGAGCTTCAAAAGATTATTTAA